GAGAAGGAGAAGAAAGATAAAGACTCTTGCACTGAGGCAAGCTCAGTGCAGCCAATGAGCGCTCCGCCCTTCACGTCCCTACCGCTCGTGAGTGGAGATGAGTTCCCGATCAGCCTTGAGCAATTCCTGGCCTGGGAGAAGGCATTCCCCGGCATCGACGTGGAAAACCAGCTACAGCGTTTGCGCGTGTGGTTGCAGGCGAATCCGCGCCGGGGCAGCACTCGCAGGGGCATTCTCAAGCGGGCCGTGAATTGGCTCTCAACAGCGCAGGACAGACCGCAAGGGGGCGGAGGATATGGCGGCAATCGCAATCAGCAACGCACCAACGGCAACATTGACGCCCTGCGAAGCGCAGCGGCGGAAGTCGATTCAAACGTGCTTGGCTGGCCTGGCGGAGGCGCGACAAGCCAGCGTGAGCGCAGAGACGTTGAAGCTCTACTCATCCCAACTTAGCGGCTATCCGGAAGTGGATGTGCGGCTGGTATGCCGCGAGATCGCTCATGCGGCTCGCAAGGATGGGGAAACGGCCTTCCCGGAGTTGGGCAAGATTGTCGAGCGGCTTGAGGCGATTCGGCGAAGTCATCAGCAAAAGATTCGCAGTATCGCCGAGGGTGAGAAGCAAGAGCTTTGGTTTTGGCAGTGGGTGGATTTTGAGATGGAAGTAACGGGCCACGCAGAGCAAGAGGTTTTGGACGCGGTGAGGGTATCGGGATACACGGGAAGGAAGGCACGGCATGGCACATAGAGCAGCGGGTGTGGATTGGTGGCAGGACGATCTTTGCAAGTGGGTGTACGACCCGGCGATGTGGTTCAGCTACCGCATGGTCGAGGTGGCTTACCTTGACGCGAAAGATCAGGGGCCTGTACCCAGCGATGAGGCGCTGCTGGCGCGCGATTGGATCGCAACTTCTGAGCCGTTGCCGGCGTTGACAGGCGGCGATTATGTGAGCTTTCCGGAGTGCTGCGATCGGCTGGGCTTGAACGTGGACGCCGAGCGCATGGCGTTGCTTGAGCGCATCGACGCTACAGGCGAGTTCGACACGGATGAGGCCTGGGAGCGGCTTGCGGCGCTTGAGTTGGCCGAGCCGAAAGACGACGTGGAAGCGCTCTTTGAGGCGTACCGGGTTGTGCCGGCGCTGGATCAATTCACGATGTTTAGTTTGATGGAGATGCTATGAGTTGCAAAACAAGGAAGTGTGTTGTGTGTAAGTATCGTGTGGCGCTCTGGTTCTTTACGAAGCGCGGGCGGTGGGGTAAGACGTGCTTGCTTTGCCGCACATTGGCGCGCAAGCAACGGATCGCACTAGATGCTAAGTTTCGCGCGCCGCAAATGCAGGAACGCGTACACGCGCTCACACTTGCAGCCAAAAGCGGGAACCCCTGGGTAACGATAGTTGAAATGTGGATCGATGGGAAGCCGGTTCCTTCAGAGATAGTTGCGGCATTCAACGAAGCGGAGGCAATTTAGTGCAGCCGTTTTCCTATGACGCCGGGATGCCGGCGAATATATCCGCAGAGAAGATGATCCTGGGCACGATCCTGCTTGAGAATCGCGCCCTGGCTGAAGCTGAAGAGCGGTTGACGCCGGAAGACTTTTCGCTCGATAGTCACCAACGCATTTATCTCCGCATGACGGAGCTGGGGGCGGGTGGCCATGCGATCGATCTGGTTACGCTGGCCAATGAGCTTGCCCGATACAAGGAAGTTGAATCCATCGGCGGCGTCTCTTATCTCAGCTCGCTTACCGAGGGATTGCCGCGCCGACCGGTGATTGAAGAGTACATCCGCATTGTGAAAGACAAGAGCCTGTTGCGCCAGCTCATGCTGATCTGTTCGGCGGCGATTGCCCGCGCGGCGGATGAGGGCGAGACGGCGCTCGATGTGCTCAATGCGGCGGAATCGCAGTTGCTTGACGTGGGAGAGAAGGGCGTAACCAAGGGCTTGATGAGCCTAGAAGCCATCGTTGCGGGATCATTCGGAAGCATCGATAACCTCTATGCTCACGCGCGGGAGATCACCGGCGTTGCTACGCACTTTACCGACTTCGACAAGATGACAAGCGGGCTGCAACGCGGGGAGCTGGTTATCATCGCGGCGCGGCCTTCGATGGGTAAGACGGCGTGGGCGATCAACATCGCACAGAACGCGGCAACGAAGGCCGGCGCCTCGGTCGCTGTCTTCTCTCTGGAGATGAGTAAAGAGGCGCTGTTGCGGCGCATGTTGAGCAGCCAGGCGTGGGTGGACCAGCGCAAACTGCAAACCGGCTTCCTTGGACGTGAGGATCAAAACAAACTACGCATCGCGCTCGAAGATCTGGTAGAGTCTCGCGTATTTATTGACGACACGCCGGGCATATCGCTGGCGGAGATGCGGGCGAAGGTTCGCCGGCTCAAGCAGACACACGGCGCGCTCGATCTTGTGGTGGTCGATTACCTCCAGCTCATGAGTGCCAGCGTGGGTGCCAAGCACTACGAAAACCGCACGCAAGAGGTATCGGCGATTAGCCGCGGGTTGAAGGCCCTAGCGAAGGAGATGGACGTTCCAGTGATCGCGCTCTCTCAGCTCAGCCGTAACAGTGAGCGCCGGGACGATAAGAAACCGATGCTGAGCGATCTTCGGGAGTCGGGGTCGATTGAGCAGGATGCGGATGTTGTGGCCTTCATTCACCGCGAGAGCTACTACAACCGCGACAAACCGGATGGCGGCGACGATGGCGCGGAAGACAACACGGCGGAGATCATCATTGCAAAGCAACGCAACGGCCCAACCGGATCGGTGGAGCTGGCCTGGATGGCGGATTACACGCGGTTTGAGAACCTTGAAAGGCGGACGTATTGAGGTATGTCTCGGTCTGCTCCGGCATCGAAGCGGCAACAGTGGCATGGCATCCGCTGGGATGGAAACCGGCTCTCTTTGCTGAAATTGAGAAGTTCCCCGGCGCCGTGCTGGCGCACCACTATCCGGAGGTGAAAAACGTTGGCGACTTTACGAAAATCCAAGCGGACGAATGCGGACCAATCGATGCTCTTGTTGGAGGCACACCCTGCCAGGATTTCAGCGTCGCAGGACTTAGAGCCGGGTTGGACGGAAAGCGTGGTCAGCTCACAATTGAATACGCTGCTCTTGCTGGCCGATTGCGCCCCCGCTGGCTGGTTTGGGAGAACGTGCCCGGCGTCCTGTCAAGCGATGGAGGACGGGCGTTTGGAACCTTCCTCGGAATCCTGGGGCAACTCGGGTATGGGCTCGCCTACCGAGTTCTTGACGCTCAATACCTTGGAGTACCCCAGCGCCGCCGTCGCGTCTTCGTTGTCGGATATTTTGGAGACTGGCGACGTGCCGCGGCGGTACTTTTTGAGCGCCAAAGCATGTCGGGGCATCCTCCGCCGAGCAGAGAAGCGCGGCAAGTCCCTCCCTGTATACCTTCGAGAAGCCTTGGAGGCGGTGGCCTCGGGACAGACTTTGACTGTGATGGCGGGTTAGTGGTAGGGGGGGGTATCGCTCATTGTCTTGCGTCTCACGCGGCGAAGGGCGGCGATCCGACGACGGACAACTATATCGCGACCGGGGGTTTCCCTAGCTCAGAGGTTGCGCCAACGCTCAATGCTGGCGGGAACCGGACCGGCGGCAATCGGCAACCTGGAACGAGCGTGGATCCGGTCGAAAGCCTGATCGTCACGCACTCGCTGCGCGCCGATGGTTTCGACGCAAGCGAAGACGGAACGGGCTGCGGTACGCCGCTTGTCGCCTTCGACTGCAAGGCATCAGGCCGCAATGGATTCGGGGTTGGAGAAACCAGCCCCACGTTGCGTGCGATGGGTCATGCCGGAACACACCAAAACGCCGGTGGACAGGTTGCGGTGATGACGCTCGCGATTCGAGGCCGTGGTGATTCGCATGATCTTGAGTATCGCCAGGACGGCACGGCGAATGCTGTATTGACTCCAAACGGCGGTCGGGCTGGAATCGGTGTTGGCGCCGTCGCTATTCCGGCGATTGGTTGGTCTGAAGAGTTGACGCCATCTGTAGAAGTTGCAGGCACCATACAGCGCGGTGGAGATGGTGGCCGCCACGAAGGCGTAATGACGCCTACGATGGCGGTTCGACGGCTTACCCCGCGCGAATGCGAACGGCTGCAAGGCTTTCCAGACGATTACACGCGGATCAGCCGAAAGACTGCGGATGGTCCGCGATACAAGGCGCTTGGTAATAGCATGGCTGTCCCGGTGATGCGGTGGATCGGTGAGCGTATTGCCGGAGTGGACGCCTTGCAGTGAATAGGCCAGCGAAACCGGGCAGCCTAAGCTGCCCGGTTAAAGGGAGCGATCTTGGGGCGAGGCTTAACGCTGGCTTGCCATAGATCGTACTCCATCTGCATTCCAGACCAGAATGCGGCATGGGTTCCAAGCGCATCGGAAAGGCGCAGCGACATATCTGCAGAGATGCCCGCCTTTCCGTTGAGCACTCGTGACAGCGCCGCCCGCGAAACCTTCAATTGGCTGGCGGCGGCGGATACTTCCAAGTCTCCGAGATATTCCCGGAGCACTAATCCAGGGTGCGGTGGATTGTGCATCAGAGCCATTGCGTTCTCCTTAGTGGTAATCCTGATAGTCGAGTAGCACTACGTCTTCGTTTTCAAAGGTGAAGGTCAGCCGCCAATTGCCATTGACCTTGATGGCCCAGTGACCGGCAAGGTCTTTATGAAGCGGGTGCAGCGCCCATCCGGAAATGTTCAAATCTTGCGCCGACTTTGCCTGATTCAGGGCGAGTAGCTGGATGGCAAGTTTCGTTGCGTGAGCTGGCTGGATTCCCGCCTTGCTCCCCTTGAGGAAGAACTTCTCAATTCCAGCGTGGCGGAAACTCTTAATCATGAATCAAGTGTAACGTGGAGCGCGTCACGCGTCAAGCGTAAAGAGAGGAAACACCACTTTCTTTAGAGGATTTTTCAACGCATGGTAGAGCTTGCGCAGAAATCTGGAATTTTCTGATTCTGTACTTATCCGAGTGTTGATTTATATAGGTTTGTTGTGCGGTTTTGCCGTTTGTCTGCACATCTGTATACATGGCCAGCAAAACAGCCCTGACAGTTGCGAGAATCCGCAGTCTTGAGGCTCGAAAACGGCGATACATGGTCGCAGACGGTGGCGGACTCGCAATTGAGGTGATGCCGAACGCGCAACGGTATTGGCGGATGCGTTTTCGGCTGTGCGGCAAGCCTTCGGTGATTGGTTTGGGTCGATTTCCGGAAGTTGGATTGAGCGATGCGCGAGCCAAGCGTAATGAATTGGCCGCCGCGATCCGGGCCGGTGAGTCGCCGGGCGATCAGAAGCGCAAAGAACGTGCCGACGCGTTGCGATCTGTGACGGTGCGGGAATTTGCGCAGCGTTATTACGTGGAAGTCGTTGAAAAAGCAAGGAAAGAGCCGCGCGCAATGCTGCGATACCTGACGCGCGATGTGTATCCGGCGCTAGGAGCGATGCCGCTTGGAAAGGTCAACGCCCAGGATATGCAGGAGATTATCTTTGCCAAGAAAGCCGCCGGCCACGATCAGGCGGCGCTGGCGTTGCGAAACTTGCTCAAGCGGATTTGGGATTACGCCATTGTGCGCGGTCTGACAAAGGAAAATCCAGCCAAAGACACGCCAGCCAAGTACATTGCCGCGTCCAGGGCGCGTACGCGAAAGCTCACCGAGGCAGAGATTCGAGTGTTTTTGCGGGATCTAGATCGAGCGCGGATAGAAGAGCGATACAGAATTGCTTTCAAGCTGATTCTGTTGAACTTAGTTCGGAAATCGGAGCTGCGAAAAGCGGCCTGGTCGCACGTCGATCTGGAGAAAGGCGAATGGACGATTCCCGAGGAGAACGCCAAAAACGGGAAAGAGCTGCTGATTCTGCTATCGCGGCAATCGGTTGAGTTGTTTCGCCGGTTGCGCGCGCTCGATCCAGATGCCGTGCTTGTGTTGCCGATGGGTAAGAGCCGCACACAGCCGATTGGAGCCAGCACACTCAACCGTGTGATGCCCGTACCGGAGGGCTTGCCACACTTCACAATCCACGATCTACGCCGCACGGCGAGCACGCGATTGAACGAGATGGAATGGAATGAGTTGTGGGTTGAGAAGGCGCTAAACCATTCAAAGAAAGGCGTTAGCGGCATATATAACCGTGCCGAGTATGCCAAGCAGCGCCGCGAGATGCTGCAAGCATGGGCGGATTATCTCGATTCTTTGCGCGGATTGGAGGATCGGACCTAAACCAAGGGTAGCGGCTGCGGTGCGGATTGGTTCGCGGATCAATCCAGATGCACAGATTCCCAAACGGGCCAGCCGCGATCTTTGGAGGAAGCATGGCATCGGCGATCATGAAGCATTTCATGTATCTACACCTAAACTACACATTGCAAACGGTTAGCAAACCCATCTGCGATGTTGCTTGGCTCATGGATGAGAGCTTGCCCGATGGCCCTGAGAAGTCTGCTGGCCTGCGCAAGCTGCTTGAAGCGAAGGATTGCTTAGTGCGGGCGGCCATCACCTAGTCAGCCGACAGTATCATACGTGCGCCACAAGTGGTGTGGACGGGGTCGCTATAGTCGCCCGAGGTCGCGGGTCCTCCCCCGACCGAGCGCGCCACGGGTAACGCGCCACCGTCCACCCCGTCTAGCGCCAGCGTTTTTGATCGTGATTTCCGTTTCCGCCTATGCCGATAGACGATCCACTTACCGAAATCTCGGTCACGAAGGCAGCCGAGTTACTTGGCGTCACGGCTCGGCATGTCCGTAACTGGATCACAAATAAGGGCTTACCCGCCAAGGACGGCCCGCGCGGGCGAATCCTAAACTGGCATGACGCCCTAAGTTGGTTTGTCGCCTACCAGATAGAAAACAGCGGAAATGGCGGAAATGGCCGCGCCGCCTCCGGCCAAAACTCGCCCGATGAGCCAGAAGAGGACTATAAAGACGCCCTCGCCCGCAAAACCCGCGCCGAAGCCGATCTGACCGAGCTGAAACTCGCCCGCGAACGTGGCCAGGTCGCCGCCATCGCCGACGTGCAGAAGGTTTTGGACGCCGCCAACAGCTCCACCCGCACCCTGATCCAGGCATTCCCGGCCCAACTCGCCCCTCAGCTCATCGGCATGGAGGATCGCGCCGCCATCTTCACCCTTCTCCAGCGGGAGTGCAACCAGCTCCTCGGCAACATCGCCACCATGGATGCGATCCTTGAAGCCGGAGAGATCGCGCGGGATCAGGCCGAATGAACCGCCCAATCAAGCCCTACCAAACCTCACCCGAGGGCTTATCCGCCCTTAACCGCGCCTTCCATAAGGCTTACCGCCTCTACATCCCGCCGCCCACGCTCACCCTTTCCCAGTGGTCCGACGAATACGCATACATCCCCAAAGAGGCCGGAGCCTTCCCCGGCAAGTTCCGCACCAACTTTGCCGAGTACCAGCGCGGCATCATGGACGCAATCACCGATCCCAACATTGAAACCGTCGTCATGCAGATGTGCTCCCAGTCCGGCAAGAGCCAACTCCAGATGAACGCCCTCGGCTTCTACACTCATTGGGAACCCTCGCCCATGCTCTTCGTGCAGGCATCCCTCAGCGAGGCCGAAAAATTCTCCAAAAACCGCGTGGCGAAGATGATCCGCGACACCCC